CCTCCCAAAGTTTAATTTCTCTTATTTCTCGGTAACCAGCTTTATTGTCGCTCTTTACAATTTCAAACCCTACGGAATGCTCATTAAAAACGCCCTCTTTGTAAAGCTTTATTACGTCTTTGCCGTAACTGGTTTCGGTAATCTTAGAGGTAAAACGCAATCCTTTAGCGTCCTCCATTAACTCCATAGGCTTAGCCAATGGCATCAAAGGATTGTGCTGGAGCAAGTGCATGATTCGATTGCGGCCTTGCGGTCCGTTTTCGGCAACTGTCTTTTTGTAAGCGCCTGAAACGATAACGTCGCCGTCGGAATCAATATTGTTAAACGCGGAAAAATATCCCGTTACGATTCCTTTAACGTCGTCGACGTCTTCAATTATCCCCTCGCTTAAATTCTTGTAAATCATTGCGTCTTTTTTTGTAAAAATAAAAAGGTTAAAAAAAAATGCAAACCTATAAAATTATTGATTTACAAAATGCAAGGCTTTTGCTTCGCTATCTTCAAAGATACTTGTATAATTCTTATAACCGCCTTCAATGTCGCTTTCGCTTGGTCGTTGATAGCACAAAAAAGGAACGCATATATAAGAATTACCTTTTGGATGGACTATTGTCCTAAAGTGTTCGTCAATTGGTATGTCCAAATCCAATTGGGCCATTTCCTTTGCAAAGCGATACGAATACAAAATCCCATGAGTTGTCCACGATCCATAAGTGCGAACTAATTGCTTGCTGACGCGGTCAAGTCTTGAATCTTTTATATTGGCACCCAACATTAACATATCCCAGTTGGCTGGCAAATCCTTTATTGCATTTTCTAAACTGGTTGCCCAACCTCGGTAAGTTGCGTCGTCTTCAAAAATTAAAACGTCGCCCTCGCATTCTTGAAAAATCTTTTTAAAGGTTTGCCACAATCCAAGCCACCCCCATTCGTGTTTAATTGCGCTTACCCTTTTCAAATTAAAGTGCGGCGATAACTCTTGCATTGAGGCACGCCATTTGTCTTTGCGGTTATCTAAGTTAATAACGTAGGCAATCATTTACGCATAGGTAAGCCGTCGGCGTCTCGCATAATTCTAAAAACAACCTTGCATCGGCAATTACATATTTGGTCCGCGCCAGCACCTTGGGAGCCGTCGCCTGGTTGTCGCATATCGTTACCGCCAACAATAAAGTTTTGGTCGAACGGAATCCAATCCTTTGCCCTCATTTCTGCATGGTCAGGACGCGTGCGCGTGTCAGTCGCTGGAATCCATTTCTTTTCGTACATAAAATCCGAGGTTGCCGCCGATTGCATAGCCGCGTTGTTGGTAGCTATGACCATCTCAGTCCTGGCAATTAATTTGGCACGGTTTCTAAATATTAAAGAAATGCTTTGTTGAATGTTGGTAGCTATTTCTAAGGCTCCAAGACCCTCGTTTAATCCAGCAAGTACAATGGCTCGGATTATCTTTTGGCTGGTCTCGTTAATGCTTATTAACGTTTGCGGCAAGTTTCTAACTGCAAACAATCGCATAAAGTCACGCCATCCAGCGCGTAACGCTTCTTTAGTTGCTTTTGTTGGTGGTTGGATTGCGTTATACATAGCCTCGGCGTATGCCGTGCCAGCCACAACGTAAAGGCTTTCTAAAGTATCAGCCAAAGGCGCTGGCGTTATTAAGTCAAAGCGGTTAATATTTCCGTCAGCTTGTTTAATTGCATCCAAATACGGTTGCATTTGCTTTTTAAGAGCGGTAAATATTTGCTTTTCATATCGCCGTTCGTAACGCCTTTGCAATGCGTCCAATTGCTTTGCAAGTGCTAAATCCTTTTTAGTTGGCTGGGCCATAGTCTCCCATATTGTCTATGTTGTCAACATCTGAGGCTTGGAACTCGGCCAAAGTCATTAAGCCTTGTGGGATAAATGGTTGCTCCATCAAAATGTTCTCGTATTCGCCGTAGTTCATTGCCGCGCGCTTTTCGTTTGGAGTTAACCACCAAGCCGCCGACAATTGATTTACAAGCTTATCCATGTCGTCTTGCATTTCAGGGTAAGCCATGTAATCGAAATCCAAGAATAGATTTTTATTACCGTACGATTCCAAAAGCCAGTTGTTTAACACGTCTCGGATTTCAATGTGCAACGGACGGACAACGTTATTAATTAGCGCCTTGTAAGCCGTTTCAGTATTGTTAAACGTGCTTGCCTCGGTGTCGCCAAGTAACTTAGCATCGACGCCGTAAACGCGGCACAACGACCTTAAAATTACTTTTTGCGTGTCGATGATTGACATATCAACGGCATTCATTCCCATTTGTACCCAACTCAATTTGGCTGGCGTAATAATTACGTCGCCAGCGCGGTTGGCGCCCTGGTAATTGGATTTGTAATCCTCTTTAAGACCTTGCGCTTGCTCGCGTGTTATATTTACCGTTCCATCGCCTGTAAGTATACCACGCGCTCCCATGTTTTGCAGCATAGACAAAAGCGCTTGTTTGCCATCGTTGGACGTGGTTAGATCGCGGACCGCTGACCGCAAAGGTGATGCACCGTAAAGGTGGTTTGCCGTGCCAGCCGTGTAACTTAAATTAATGTTTTTTAGGTGTCCAACGTTGTTAGCGCTTATTCGCTCGTAACCGTTATACGTCAATCTGTATTCCTTAATTGGCTGGTTTAATCCTCCGCTTATAATTTCCATGAATTGCGCTGGCAAAGAATACAAAGCAATAATTGGCGCGTTTGGTTGTTCGCCACGTCTAGCGCCGTAAATGTAAGCGTTGCCAGTTATTAAACGGAATGCGGCAATTTCTTTTAAAAGGTTGTCCCAAGTTTGGAACTCATTTGGCTTTTTAAATAATCGGTCTAATTCAGGAATGCTAACCTCTTCCAATGCCCTGGCTTTGTATTGTTGAGCCTGGAACTTGGCGCCTGAGTTGTCAAAGGATTTCGACATTGATTTGTAGTACTTCAATGCCTTTTGATCCTTAACCTCATAAACTACAATTGGCGCCGTGCTTACCTTGTTGATAATTAGGTTGATTATGGCGTAAAGGTCAGAGTTTAAATAAAGACCTTTCTCGATAAAATTTTGCGTTGTTGGTGCGGTCCAAATAACATTATTACCCAAGTAAGGGAAAACCGCATTTAAATAGGTGGAATCTTTTTGGTTTAAACCTAGCGCGGTTTTTATTCTATCTAAGTAATTCATTCCGTTGTCTTTTTTTGTAAAAATAGGGTAATAAAATAAAAAAATGATTCAATATTCTAAACGTGCCAAAATTCTTGGCCACTTACCATTAATTCAGTAAATCCCCAAACCATTGCATCGACGCGGTCAGGCGATTTGCCTTTCTCAGGCTCAAAGGTAACCATTTGATTCTCCAGTATTGGAAAACTGCCAACGTGGAAAATTTTGTGTTGCTCATAAAGCGAATAAATTGGCTCGGCCCTAACGTACTTGCCCTTTGTTGCCGTTACAAGCTTAATTCTTGCGGTCGTATTTTGCGACCGCAAAACGCTTTCGACCATGTCGCCGCCTTGGTTTTTTTCTGCAACAATGCAATCAGCGTTCCAATTTTTAAATGCTTGCAATGATACGCTGGCCCATTCGGTTGGTGAATATTTACCGCTAAGATCTTCAAGTACATATCCCTTGCCGTTGGCATCCATACCGCAAACAATTATACCAGTTTCGTCGCTATTCATTGAGGCGGTTGTTGCTGGATCAATGGCAACCACAATGCGTGACAATTCAGGTTTTGCGCTTACCCTTGCGCGTTCAATTATCGGCCGATTCCAAAGTAATCCCTCGGCATCGTCTAGCCATTTGCCTAAAAATAAATGCTCGTATCGGTGGAGGTTTTCTTGCTCAACGCGCTTTGCCTGGTCAATAAATGACTGGCTTAAATTTTGTTCGTTGTCTAAGTAAGTCGTATGTATGTAACTGGTGTCGTCTCGCGTGAGCTTTACAAATCGCCCATAAATCCAATGGCTTTTATACGATGGATTCATTACAAGGATAACGCGGTTTGGTTTGTTTACTGCCCTAATCGATAGGTCGATGCGGTCGAAAACATCCTCATCCATTAACTCTTCAGATTCGTCGAGAATAAAAGTAGTAACCCCAGCAATTGATTTAAGGTTAGCAGTTGCCGTGCCTTGGCTGGTCTTAATTCCACGAAATAAAATCTTTGATTCTGTCGCCTTGTTTATGATTTCGGACTGTGTTATTTCGAAATCGTCGGCCTTATTCATTAACTCAATCTTATCGATAAACTCAGGAATAATCGAAATAAACGCCGAGGTTAAGGTCCAACGTGTAAATAAAATAACGTGGCCCTCTTCATAAGTCAGGTTTAAAAGAAACATCGACAAAGTCCACGATTTCCCTGATCCACGGCCGCCAGTAATAAGGAAATAACGCGTTTTTGGGTCCTCTAAAAATAAAGGTTGGTATTTGTCTAGTAACTTGATTGATTCCATTACTTGGATTTAAGCCACTCAATTGGTGGTGTTACCTTTTCGCCTAAAGTAGTAACATCGATTTGCTGGCGTGGCATACCAAAGCGATAATTAAGCCAGGTCTTAATTGCCTGGGTGTCTCCATTCTCGCAGCGATCCAATAGGGCCGCCCATATCTTAGCTGGGACGGCAACCGCGTCCATTTGTTCAATTAGCTTAATTTCGTCAGCCTTTGGCGGTCTGCCAGCTCCTGGCCTTGCGCCTCCATTTTGTCCCATGTGAAATAAACTGTTTATTCAGTAAAGGTAAAAAAAAGTCTAACCTAAATTAGACCCTATCAAAAACCATAATTGTGTAGCCAAACCAAGACGCATTTGTAGCCGCCTTTCTAATTTTTTCGCTATCGTTAAAATTAAATTTAAAGCCGCGATCCTCAATTTGGCCAATAATGTAGTTGTTATTCTTGCAATTAACGTGTCCGCTTCCACCTTGGCCCTCAATTGCCCAGCTAATAACCAAATGCTTTTTGGCGTGCTTGCAAATGTTGTCAATAAATTGTTGCTCAAATTCCGCTGGAATATGCTCGCCGACTTCGAGCGACAAAACAACGTCAAACATTTTTCGCAAATAAAACGGCTTAGATAGGTCTAACACCTTGCCAATTCCATTGCTTAGCGTTTCGGTATTTGGGTTTCCGTCGTATGCCTCCACCTTATAGCCGTCAGCTTTAAAAGCTTTTGCATAGTCCCCCATACCACAACCAAAGTCGACAACTGTCTTGGCTTGTTTTTCTGCTAAATAATTTGACAAAGCGGCTGCAATGCTTAGATCGTGAATGTGACCAGTTGCGTCCGTTGTCTCCCAAAATCCTAAATCGTTTATTTTCATATTTAATTTTTTTTTTTAAAGTTAGAAAAAAAAGCTTGAGCATAACCCAAGCCTTTTAACATCAACAAACCCAAAATAACTACATTAATATAATTGTTTGGCCAGTTGGCTCGCCTGTAAAACTGCAAAGCTTTCCGTTCCATTCAAAGCGAACCTCTTTTTCTCGGCCTTGGTAAGATGCTGCCAGCGTTCTAATTTGCCTTTGTACTATCTCCATGCTCTCAAACTTTCCCTTTCCTTTGTTTGACCAAGGGGACCATTTTCCGTCCCTTAGTCGATAACGAATTTCCAGCGAATAATCAGGCTTAGAAATCGGGTAACCTTTAGCCATCTTTTCGTCTAATTACAACCTCCAAACCAATTGCCTCGCAAATTTGCCTTAATCTGTTTAAACTTATAGACTCCCATCCGTTTTCGACCTGGTTAATTGGTGCCAAGGACAATCCGATTTTTTCGGCCAATTGCTCCTGGGTATAACCAGCGGCTTTGCGCGCTTTTCTTATAAACAATCCTTCGTAAATGCTCATTTGCTTATTCTTTAGGCAAATATAGGATTCCGATAATAATACAAGTTAAAAACAAGATTTTTGTTTAAAACGGCACCAATTTATAAATGCCCATGTGTATAAACTCCTCCCCTTTTTTAACCAGGCATTTGCGAACATTTAATTCAAATACGTTTTTGTCGTTAAAGCCGTATTTCTTTTGCGCAATATCAATAAGCAACTTAACTGGATTGTCTAGATCGCTGGCCTTGTTGCTAAAGCCGAAAAAAAACTCAATCCTCAACATTTCTTTAGGGTCAATTTCGGCTTTTGGCAACATAAATGAAATCGTGCGCTCGTAATGCTTATATGCTTCGGTCTTAAAGCGCTTGCCTTGCCAGGCTTCGTTAACGCTTAGTGGTTTCTCGTTTAGCTTAAATTGTATCATTTACATTTGCTATAAATCCAAGACCAAGCCAAGGTCCACAAAGCCAAGGCCACTACAAAAAGCAGCAAGCTAGAAACCTTTAGCAACGCCAGTAAGGCAATGCCTACCAGCGCCGCAAAGATTGCGTACAAATCATTTTTTTTCATTTAGAAAGGTAAGTTATCGTTTTCGACAATGCGTTTCTCTGTCGACTTGTTTGCCACTTGTACTGGCTTCCAATCGTCTACCTCCAAGTAATGCGTCGGCTTGCCTTCAACCTTTTCTTGCTTTTCCTTTAATACCAAGTTTACCCATTCTGAATCGTTTGCGTTTAAGTATGCCAATAGCTTTTCTAAGTCGCTACGGCTTTGGCTAATCTT